GTTAGATATGTTTTAACATCTGATAATGCAACCTGTTTCATTGTTCCATTGTCGTTTGTTACTACTCTGTCTGCATCTGCTAATGTTGTTGATGTTGCAGACGTATCACCATCAATTACATTTATCTCTGATGCTGTAGTAGTTACACCATCAAGGATATTTAATTCTGCTGCAGTGGATGTAATAGAAGTTCCTGCAATCTGTAATGTTGTTGCATTTACTTCACCACTAGAGCCATAGATAACTGCTTTACTGTTTACTATTGTACCTGCAGATGAACCATCAACTAAGTTTAACTCTGAAGCAGTCGATGTTACTCCATCAAGTATGTTAAGCTCAGAAGCCGTAGATGTAACGCCATCTAATATATTTAGTTCTGCAGTTGTAGATGTCACACCATCAAGTATATTTATTTCTGTTGCAGTTGCAGTAACTGCTACATCTTCGTTTATCTTTGGACTTGTTAATGTTTTGTTTGTTAAAGTTTGTGTTGCTGCAATACCTGTAATTGTATCTGTAGTAGCAGGTAAAGTTAATGTTATGTTTCCTGAAAATGCTGAGTGTGCAGGAGCTTGTAATCTTGCGTAGTGTGCGTTTGATGATTCACAATAAAAATCTACATAAGATTGAGTTCCTGAATTCTTAATAGATATAGCACCTGATTGTATATCAATACCGTTAGAGCCGTCTATTCTCACAACACCTGATCCGTTTGGTGTGAGTGCAATATTGCCATTTGATACAGATACTATAGCATTACCATTTACATCTAAGTCACCACCTAACTGGGGTGTGCTATCTTCTGATACGTTTGATATAGCACTTGATGTAGCAAGTCCTGATACGATTGCACTTCTTGTAATTTTTTTAAGACCACCACCTGAAGTATCTACTGCTACAAACACGTCATCGTTAGCTACAGAAGATATCTCTGATAAATCACCTACTGCTATAGAGTTAAAGTTTGTGCCATCTGCAACAAGTAAATTACCTGCAGTGTTTGTACCCATAGTGATATCGTCACCTGCAACTGTCAAGTCACCTGTGATACTTAAATTTCTAAAACCACTTATGTCTTTATTAGAATCTACTATAACTGCTTTTGATGCAGATACTGTGCCTGCTGTTATACCGTCTACTAAGTTAAGTTCTGATGCAGTAGATGTAACACCGTCAAGTATATTTAATTCTGCACCAGTGGCAGTAATTGCTGTGCCACCTAATGTTAATGATCCTGATACATCTAAGTTACCGTTAAGATCAACTGTTGTGGCTGCAAGCTGTATCTCTGTATCTGCAACAATGTCTAGTTGTCCATCCGTACTGGAATTGATGTATATTGCTGTATCTCTAAATTGTAGCTTCTCTGTAGAAGCGATAAGTATGTCGTCACTAAACTCGAAGTAGTCTTCATCTTCCATCCATTTTAGTACACCATCTGATGTTTCACCATCAAAGGTAATTGTTATATCTGTTCCTGCTGTTCCTGCACCGAATGTAAGTGTGTTGTCTAACAGCTTACTTATAGGGCCACCCTCATTGGCTGTGCCATCATGGGTATGTCCTGTAGTTGCTTGGAAGGCTGCTAATAACTGATTAAACTCATCATTGGTATGAGCCGCAGTTATTACGTCTCCGTCAGTATAGGAAGATTGTCTGGTATAGGTTGCTCCCATTTATCTTCTAGCTCCTAATTGATATTCTAATTGAAATCCTTTTAATGAATAAGGTGCAGTTGTTCCCCCATCATTTACTCGTAAGGCTACTGCAAAGCCAGATCCTTCTACTGGTTGCCTTACCAAAGGTTGTGATGCACCCCCATATGTTCCTGATGCAGATGATGCTGAACCGTAGGTTGCAGTGCCGTATATGGCTGCTATGTCACTAGAGTCTAAAGGATATGCTGCAGGTCGTGCAGATTCTCTACTCTCATAATCATACCGAATAAATAGGTCTGCGTCAATAGAAGATTCAGGTGCATAGTTAACTATCACCCTTTGCATGTTCTTTCTTATCCCCGGATCGTTCATTGTTAGATCAGGACTACGGTATCTTCCGAGTATGGCTGTGCCATCGAAATCATTACCTGACTCTTGTCTGTACACAAATCCATCACCTGATCCGTGTATGGCTATGACGTTACCTGAAGATACAAATGTATCTGTTGCTGTAGGTCGTATACCTTTCAACTCAGCAAACTCAAACTGTTGCCCTCTAAGCACACAGATGATCCCACCTGTAGCATTTTCTGCGACACCACTCTTTGTAAAAAATATTCTGTACTGTGTCTTCTCAGGTATCACTATTGATGTGAAACTACCTGCATCTGCTAAATTAGTGTCAAAGATAGATTGCACATTAGAACTAATCGTACCCAACTCAACGTCACCAATTCTTGCAGTACCTGCAATAGTACGTAATCCGTCAGGTCCTAAGAATATTAAGTCACCTGCAAATTCTTGTATAGTCTGTCCGTTTACACATCCTATATTTCTTGTTACAGGTTTTACTGCAAAGTCACTAGAACTTGATCCTGTCATTTGGAATATTCTGTTTTCACAAAATATAAATAAATTATCACGGAATACTTTAAGTCCTGTTACTGTGTCATCTACTTTTACACTACCTGCACCAGAGCCACTGCTGAACGCATCTTCATCAAACGGTTGGCTAAATATAACCTCTTGTGGTGTGCTAGACTTACCTGCATAGAACATGTGATCTTTAAATGCAGTAACAAACTTAGCACCTGATACAGAACTTTCACTTACGTCTGTTGCACTAAACGATGTGTTAAACACTGTTGGTGCGTTGTTGCCATCTACAACAATTAATTTATCGTTACCATCAAAGTTAAATCTTTCAAAATCATATGTGCCTGCACTGGTTCTACCAGTATCTATTTCTGTCCAACTTGACCCACCTGCATCTGCAGTAAATATTTTTTGACCTCTTGCTGCAACAACCTTTGAACCAAAAGTTGCAACCAACAGTACCTCTTCACTTGCTGAACTTGTCTCTGGTACAATAGCAGTCACATACTTACTAAAACCAGTTATTCTTCTGTACCCACCTTCGATGTCAGGTTCAAAGTTAAGAAGCTCAAGAGCTTGACCGGGTTTCATTATAAATGTAGATTGGTTAAGAACTAACCCACCTTCACATACAAATGGAAATGCACCTGTCTGACTTAGCTCTGGCATTAGACGGCTCTCATATATATTGACTTGTTAATTAATTCTACACGCATACGCTTGATAGATTTCTCAAACTGCATTTGTGCAAGCTGTGCATTTTGGACTTCGCCACGTAAAGTAAAAGCATAATACTTTGCTTTTTCTGCTATAACTGTTTCAAACCTTGTTGGTATAAGAGATGTATCTGTAGCTGCACTCAACGCAGTGTGAGTTGCGTAATAAAAATACTTTACAGTATACGTTGCTTTATCTGGCACAGGAGATAAGCCTATGCTTTGATCTGGATTCTCATATACAAACTCAGGTATGGCTCTAGAGTTACCTGTAGGATCTGTATCTCTTTCGTGATAGTTATCAAGATATTCACTGTGACTTATATAATCAAGTGTAGTTTCTTTTTTATCTGCTGCTTCAAGAAACGTAAAACTATCGTAGTCAATTGTTTTAGTATTTGTTGTGCTTAAATCAGATCGAGTGTACAATCTTTTTCCTGCAGTTGTAGTAAAAGTTTTTGCTACGACTGTGAAGGGCCACTCAGTATCTGCGTTGATTATATCATCTATTGCACGATTAACGTAATCTTTTACTGCAGTTTGTATACCTCGTGATGCACTAAACGTACTACTTGTTAA